GTCGAGAATGTTGGGTCATTAGGTTTTGGTTCCTATTGATCTTACATTCGTCTACTAATCTGAGTCTATCGTACTGATCGCTCGACCTACCTACTCTTTGCGAAGAGAGTACGTTCTATATGGATAAAGTCCGGGAAATCCTTCCTGGTCTCGTACCTTAAGAATTGTAACCTCCTAGTTCAGAAGTATGTAGCCGGTGAACCTATTTGGATCCTTCCAAATACGCCCATCGGTATCGTTGGTGGGTTGCCTTCTATTATTCCAGGTCCTCTTCGCTCAGCTATTAGGCGGAGGGATCGGGATAGTATTCGGGCGACCCTGGCTCTCTTTTCGACTTATCGAGTCCTAAAGGTGCCTTCCGTTCTAAAACTAGAGACTATCACAGATCCCTTCCGAGGGATCTCTGAGACGCTTCCTCATTTGGAGTTATCTAGAGCCCTTAGTGAGCTCAGATTTCCTATGTTTATTGTCGGTAAGCACCCTATGAAGATCGTACGTCTTAATACCGCTGGTCCCAACTCCAACCCGTCCGTGTTTGGTGCCACATTAGACACCATTGCGTGGATGAGGTCGTTGTTGCTTCCAGATCTACTTCGGTTCATTGAACTGGTAGATGGCCCTTCTTCTCAATTTGGAGACTTGTTCAAGTCCCAAGTGGCTTGGGTCAACCGGGTTTTTCCCCAGTGGCCCGAAGCCAGCTTGATGCTTGGAAAGCTTTCGATTAAGGAGGAGGCTGCTGGTAAAGCAAGGGTATTTGCAATAACTGACCTTATTAGTCAATCGTTGTTTTTACCTTTACATGACTTTATCTTTTCTTCGATTAGAAAGCTTCCTACTGACGGAACCTTTGATCAAGGTAAACCGTTGGATAGGTTGCTGACCCTGAAGAGAGAGGGTGAGTTAATGGGTCACAAGTTCCATAGCTTTGATCTAAGTGCTGCCACGGATAGGTTGCCGATCACGCTCCAAAAGGATATCCTTGGGTATCTTATTGGGCCGGAAGCGGCGACTCTGTGGGCTAAATTACTTACTCAGCGTGATTGGTGGTTCCGAGAAGATAAGTTCTCGGCCTACCGTCCCGTTAGGTATGCAGTTGGCCAACCAATGGGCGCTCTTAGCTCGTGGGCTATGTTAGCATTGACTCATCACGTAATCGTTCGGGTAGCGGCACGAAGAGTGGGGTTTCGTAACTTCACTCATTATGCTTTACTCGGGGACGACATCGTGATAGCCAATGATCTGGTCGCGGCCTCATACCATTCTTTGGTAACTGAATGGCTTGGTGTTGATATAAATCTCACCAAGTCGCTCGTATCCACGGAATGTTTTGAGTTTGCGAAGAGACTTGTGATGACCTCTGGAGAAGTCACTCCGATAGGTCCTGGTAATATCCTATTGGCGATTAAGAGTTTGAATGGAATTCCATCCATCCTCTTAGATGCGCATAATAAGGGAGTTACCATGGACGAGGCGGAGGTAGACCGGTTCTTTGAGAAGATTCCTACGATTAGGAAATCGGCTCTCAAAGAGCTCCAGTGGTTGGTGAAGGGTCCGTTCGGGTTTATCCCGACTGAAAGTGGATTATCATCCTCTATGAGGCTGAGTAATTCGCTAACTTCAGTCAGCATGGACTCCCTGCTCTCTTCTATTGATGATGCGCTCCACCAGCTGTCGTATAAGACCTGACTCCAGAATGTGGAGAGGGCTCATATTACTATGGTTGAGTGGGACGCTCACAACGAGAAAGTAAGTAGCCTATGACTGAACGAACATTCGCCAATACACCAGTACATGAGGTCCTGTTTAGATGAGGACTTCATGACCCTGGTATTGTCGATGCCGGTTCGCCGATATTTCTTCAATGGCCCTCTCATCCATTTTGGGTATTATGCCCAGGATTGGATGCCGAAGGTATTGAGTTATATAAAAGGTAAGGTTGGTGCGGATATCTTGTCCGTCCCAATTCTGGATCCGTTTCATCAGAAACAGGTCCTCCTTCCCTGAAAGACCAGTTTAAAGTCGTTTAACTTCTTTAAAGAGGTCCGGGCAATTGACAAAGCCAAAGAGAAAACGAGATTCGGGTGATTAGCCCGATAGCCTCGGATCCTTCCGGTTTATCCCCTAGTGGGACCCGGGTCCACAGTGA